TCTGATAGGATGATTATACCATTTTATTGCACAAAAAAGGGGCTACCGTAATTGGTAACCCCTTTAGTGTTGGATTAATTACTTAACTAAAGCAACCCTTTTCTTTGGATTCTTCTTTACTTCTGAAGAAGCATTCCATAGTTTAATAACAGTATTTGCAATAGTCTTATTAACTTCTGCTCTTGCGTTAGCAGCAGCAGTCTTATCTTGCTCTGCCTTTACAGCAGCAGCCTTTTCAGCATCTGCAAGTGCCTTTGCATCAGCAAGTGCCTTTACAGAAGCAGCCTTCTCAGCAGCAAGATCTGCAAGTGCCTTTGCTGTTGCAGCCTCTGCTACTGCCTTTGCAGCAAGAGCAGCATCCTTAGCAGCCTTCTCAGCAGCAAGTTCTGATACTAGATCACGAACTGCAATCTCTGCAAATGGTGCAAGAGTACGAGCAGCAAGACCAGTTACATCTGCAGATGTTGCATCTGTTGATGTTGTAGGTGCAAATGTAATAAGTGAACGTGTTCCAGTTGTTGGAAGTGTTGCACTAAACTTTGCAACTCCAAAATCTGAAAGTGTAGCACCTGTTGTTGCTGTTGTTGAATCAAGTGTCGCTGTTGAAGCAAATACTGTTGCAGTAAGTGACTTACCAGAAACCTTGTTTCCAAATACGTCTGTTGCTGTAACTGTAATTTCCTGCTTTGTTCCTGCAGCACCTGATGCTGGAGCAGAAACTGTTAGGTTGTTGATCTTACCAGCAGTACCCTGTACATAGTATGTAAGTTGTGTTCCCTGATTTGTAACTACAACTGTACCAATTGCTGTGGTCTTTGTGTAGACATAAAATGTTGCTGTTGTTCCTGTACCAGTTGCAATTGTCAAAGATGATGATCCTGATGTTGCTCCTACTGGTGCAGCAGATGTGTGTAGTGCAGACACGATTGTTGCGTTTGTTGCTACTACAGAAACTGATGTTCCTGTGTCAACTGTTGCTACGAACTTAAGTGCGTCAGCAGCGTCAACTGAATTGTCTGCAGGGACTGGCAATGCAGCAGGTGTAGCGATTGACGATGCTGTTGAGTTAGCAGTTCCATCAAGAGTTACAGCAACTGTCATTACAGCAGCACTTGCAGGTGTTGCTACGATTGTGCCGATAGTCATGGCTGCAACCATGGCTAGAGCGATTTTCTTAAATGAGTTCATTTAATTTATTTCCTTTTCTTTATAATAGATTGAATCTATCCAAATAGTCTTTTACGTCATCTGGCATAGATTTATATTGTATCACGTTATCTGGAGCAGAGTCAAGTTGGGACCTAGATCTGTCCCTAAATGTGTGTATCTCGATCTCCTCATCCATATTTTTGGGGGTATGCGATATAGCCCCAAATATTGCCCCACACACAGCATCCGCTAAGTCCTTAGAGGATTTTCTAGGGTGGTCAACTCTGTTATTTTTCATAATCTTAAGTTCTGTAAGTTCTTCAAACAAAAGATCAATTGCGGGCATTACTAGTCTTTCTTCATATACTAGCATAGCCATGTCCTCATAATGCTTCTTTGCAACAGAAACAGTCTCAGTCCTGATTCCTACCTGCTTTAACTCGTTCTGAATATCAAATGATTGCCAACGGTCAAATGAAACCATACCAATATCAAAACCTTGTCTTCTTAGGTTCTGAATCCATAGTTTAACCTCTGACAAGTTAACTGGTCCTTCAATCTTTGGCTCCCAGTAAACCACTGCATCTACAACAACTACTGGTGCAACTTGTTGGTAATCTTTAATTACCTGAATATTTACCCACTTATCTACGTGAGCAATTGCAACAGCACACTTGTCATGCTTTTGTGCAAGGTCAGCGTGGATATAATACTTTTTATTTGGATCTGGCTTAAATGTTTCGTCAAATCTTTTGTAAGAATCAATAGGGTTTCTAATACTCATGCATGCTCTAACTTTATCTACCTGCTTAAAAAATGCATCTGTTGAGTATGTTGGTACGCATGCAAATCTTTGCATTGCATCTCCAAGGTCTGTAAAGAATGAAACCTTGAAGTCATCTACTTTACGAGTTGGATTAACAATCCATGTTGGTCTCTTTAATGCAAACACTCCTGGAATCTTGTAAGAAATAACCGAATCCTCTTCCCAAGAAATTTCCAAAGAGTTTCCATCAGCATCTTCTGGCAAGTCTGGATTCATAATAAACTTATGTGTCTTTGTTACAACATCTTTTTCTGCGATTACATCGTCATATCTTTGTGAGATAAAGTCTCCAGGATAGCGAGGGAAAGAAAGTAGCGCAACCTTTCCAAGGTCTGGGAAACGAGAATCTACAGAAGCACGGAATGCTTTATAGATATTGTCAGCAGTCTTTCCCTGATCATTACCAGTTCCAACCTCTTGTGCAAAACCAGAAATCTCATCAAGAACTGCAACCAACAAGTTCAAACCCTCATGGGATTCACGCTCTGAGTGACCAGAGTAAACAGTAATTGCATGATCAAATTCAATACTTTCAGCCTTTGGGTTAAACTTTCCTGCAAACCATGGAGACCTTTCAATCTTAGTTTTAAAGCCTTTAAAGAAAACGTTCTTAGCCTGTTGAGCGTTAATAGCCACGTTAATAATATCAATAGCATCTCCAGAAGGCTTTCCGTAGTATCTTGCTGGATCCTTTAAGCATAGTAGTTTATATACAATATATGCACATGCTACTGTAGAGGTGAAGTCTTTACCGCTACCCTTGCCTAGTTGGAGTATTACTTCGTTTTTAGTATATTTCTTATAATAGCGTGTGCCCTCTTCTTCACCCATCAAATTGATCAGATCTTCTAGTCTATAAATTTGACTCATTGCCTCAACAATATCGTACTGAATTGGAGACAGTGGTGGCTGATTTAGATAATCTTCGCCCTCAACAAACGTCTTTGCATCTACTGGTTTTTCAGCAAAGTTATCGTCTTTTAGGGCTTCCAGAAAATCATCAAACATCGTGGACAACTGTAATGACCTCATCCTTCTTGGCAATAGCAGAAAGTCTTCTCATGATCTCATCACGAATTTGTGGATACTCTGAAGCAATATCTTTAAGAATAGACATTAATACCTGTTGTCTATTTTCAATTTCCATCATCTCTTCAGCAAGTTCTTTGTTCTCAAGAAGTCCAGCCTTCTGCAACATATCAATACGCTTTGACTCAATGTCCATAACAAGTTTGATTGCTGCAGTCTTTGCACTAAGATTATTAGTCATAGAGGCCTCGTCAATAACTTCGTATGACTTAGAGATAAGTTTGCTGTAATGTGTATCTGCTGCAGCAAGGGCTTCTTTGGCTCGTCCTCGAATAGCGTCGTTAGCAGAAGCCATAACCTTCCACTCATTGATAAGAGTAACAACTCTTTGGCGTGGAATAGACAACTGCTTAGAGATTACCGTTGGATCGTTGCCCTTTAGGTATTCTTCTACAACTAGATTTACTTGGTCTAAGTGCTTAACTAAATCATCTTCAGTTGACATACTTACCCTCCAACCTATTGATTTCATCCTTAATGTAAAAGATTGCTTTCTCTAAATCCTGAACAGTCTTTGCTTCATCCTTGAGCCCTGCTCTCCATAAATACTTAAAAGCATTTCCAATATTAAAATTGCGATGACGTGTAATCTGAATACACTCAACTCCAGATGGGTCTGATGTGTAATGTGTTGGATGGTTTACTTGATCAACCGTAATATTTAAATTAGTACTCATCTTCTTCATCCTCCCAATCAAATGTGTCTGGTAAACCCTTTAATGTATAAAGAGCATAACTTACTCCGACTGCACTCACAATGGTTGCAATCGCTAAAGCCTTTTGTATCTTCTTCATCTCTTTGACTTCCTTAATCCAAACTTAGCAAGGTAAACATAAATAGTTTCTACACTAACAGAGCATTCTGCTGCAATCTCTTGTGGAGTCTTTCTGTCCATTGTGTATCTCTTTTTAAGCCATAGTTCATTAGTATATAACTTTGTAGCCATTTACAACAACCCCCTCATATACTTATTCTCCAGTTCATGGTTTTTGGCCCCATGTCGATTAATTCAAACATATAGTCATCATACTGCTTTTTAAGTTGATAATATAGTTTGGGATTAACCTGCTCTAGTTTATCTGTAATAGAGTATAGCATTTCTCCAGTGTATTCGTCAATTCCAGATATCTCTAATGCATTCTGTAACAATAGGTGCTCAATCATTGCCTCTGTTTTTGGATCAGCCACTTGATACCGCCTTTGCCCAGTTATTCATTGCCCAGTGACCAATACCACAGGCATCTGCAACATCGTTATCTGCAATGTCTCTGTCATACTGAACATTAATAAAATTAATAGTTCTTTGTTTACGTAAGTCTCTTTCATATGACTTCAGCCAAGAATCTGACTTCCCTGGGTTTTGTGACTTAATATAAAGTTTTTCATCCTTAGAGATCTTCTTGTTACCAATAAAATTCTGCCATGTAATTGGAGCAACCTTGCCAATAACCTTAGTCCCAGTTTGACCTGCTGCTCCAAGAATAGCCCCTTGAACTAGTGCAAGGTCTGCAGCAGTCTTAGGGCTATTCATGAATACAGTATGCTCAATTACTATTGCCTCAAACCCACCATAGTAAT